CACGACGCTCTTCCGATCTAGTCATCTCTGCAGTCAATTCTCTATGATGAGGATCTGGAAAGAGATAAAGCAAAAGAAATGATGGAACAGAGCATTTCAGAGTTCGATGAGATTATCGCCGAATCAGTTGAGAGTTGGTCCAATGGTAAGCTCTGCGGAATCAGGAAGTCATTGGATGATTCAGAACTTGAATCCATGAGAAAATTCAGGGATAAGCTGGATTCTGACATCCAGAAAGCAATGGAAAAACAGAGAGGAGAATTAGAAGACATGCTTAAAATCGACAAATCAAAAATGACGGCAGAAGAAAGAGCAGCCTATGATGCGATCATCAAAAAATATGCTGTTGAAACTGAGGAAGAGCCCGTTAATAAATCCAAGGTAAAACCTGGAGAGAACGAGGACGAGATGGAAGAGGAAGAAACAGAAAAAGGATGCGGAGGCGGAAAGAAACCGACTAAGAAATCTGCATCTGCCGAAGAGGGAGAAGACATCTATAAGGGACTTCATCCGCTGGTAGCAGCTGAAATTCAGCGTTTACGCAAGAGAGCTGACGAGGCAGAAGAAAGAGAACTTATGGAAGTGGCCAAGAAGTATGAGATTATCGGTAAGAAACCGGAAGATCTTGTTCCTACTTTGAAGAGCCTGAAAGCCGCTGGAGGAACTGCATACAACGATATGATCGGTATCCTAGATTCTGCTGTTTCCATGGCAGAAGCTGGAGGAACATTTGAGGAAATCGGAAAATCTGGTCATGGAAGAACCGGAGCCCCTATTGCAAAGAGCAATTCCGAGGCAAAAATCGAGTCCATCGCAAAGGGATACATGGAGAAAGATCCTAACCTGAACTTCACAGATGCTGTTGCAAAGGCATGGGAGAACAACATGGACCTGATGGCAGCTTATGAAGAGGAAGCCGGAATTTAAGAAAGGAGATAAAAGAATGGGTAAGAATTTTAATGGAACTCAGATGAACAACTCTCCGACTATCGTTGAGAAGGCCGGAGCAGAAATCGCCGACTGCAGAAACAGAATCATGAAGTATGATGAGAACGGCGATGTGGTACTTGCTACTGCTGGAACGGACATTCCTGTAGGAATCGCACTTATCGAATCCGGATACAATGACATTTCCGGTGCGGAATCTGGAAAGGTTGCTAAAGGTGATGACATCGACATCCAGGTAAAAGACATTGGATTTGTCATGGCAGGAGCAACCATTAAAAAAGGACAGGAAGTAGCCTGTGGAGCAAACGGACTGGCAGCAGTTGCCGCAGAAGGAGATTATGTACTCGGAGTTGCTCTTAGCGGTGCCAGTGCAAACGATTATTGCAAAATTCAGATTGCAAAATATCAGAAAGCCGCAGCTGCAATCTCTTAGCGGTGCCAGTGCAAACGATTATTGCAAAATTCAGATTGCAAAATATCAGAAAGCCGCAGCTGCAATCGGCAATGACTAATTTTTAGGAGGTAAAAGTAAATGAGAAATACACCATCAGGAATTTCCGCGGAAATCGCGAAAGGCATCTTTAGACCGCATACGGCGCTTACAAACATGGCGTTGTCTTATTATCAGAACGCAGCGAATTATTTCGCAAGAGCGATCTTCTCTATCTGTCCGGTAGGATTATCCTCTGATAACTACTACATTTTCGATAAAGAAGATCTTCTGCGTGATAATTGGCAGAGAAAACCTGCTTATGGAAAGGTTGCGCCGGCTGTAGTATCTGAACACACAGATACATACAACTGTCAGGTAGACCAGATGATTATGGGAATCGACCAGGTTCGCCAGACAGATCTTCAGAGAAGACTGGGACCGTCTATCCGTGATCCGAAGCAGCAGAGAACAAAAACCATTGCAGAACAGGCAAACATCCATCAGGATATGCTGTTCGCAGATAAATTCTTTAAGGCAGGAGCATGGAAAGATGAGTACAGTGGTGTAGACAGCACATCTATATCCGGAAAACAGTTCATCAAGTTTTCCAATGATAACTCTGATCCGATTAAATTCATCGATGAGAAAAAGACAGATATGCACAGAAGCACCGGCCGCACACCGAACCGTATCGCTCTTGGAGCGAATGTGTTCAATTCTCTTAAAAACCACCCGGCAATTCTGGAAAGGGTTAAATACGGTGGAACTACTGTGAACCCTGCTTCTGTTACAGAAAATGTTCTGGCAGAGCTGTTTGGAGTAGAAAGACTGGTTGTTCTCAGATCTATCATGAACAAAGCAGAAATGGGAGCTGACGCAGATATGCAGTTTATCGGAGATCCGGATGCATTCCTGCTTTCCTATGCTACAAACTCCCCTGCTATTGATGAGCCGTCTGCCGGTTATATCTTCGCATGGGATATGCTTGGAAACGGTCAGATTCTTCCGATCCTGAATTACCTGGGAGAGAACGGAACACATTCCGAATATGTTGAAGGACTCATGGCTTTCGACATGAGAAAGACAGCTGATGATCTGGCAATGTTCTTCAAAGATGCAGTCTAAGAAATGGAGGTAGCTTATGAGGTTAATTGCACAGAAACCCTGCTCATTTGGAGGCAACAAGTTTTTCATCGGTGAAGAAATTCCCGCGGAGTTAGTTACCAATCCGAAGATGCAGGAGAAGATGGGCGTTATCGCTATTGCTACGGACAGCGGAGATATTCCGAAAGAGGAACTTGAAGACATGGTAGCGACTGTTGGACAGGTTGTGTTTGAAATGCCGATTCGGCAGAAAGACGAGACCACGTCTTTGCCTCTTAATGAGGAACAGTTGTCCCAGGCTATTAAAATTATGCAGATGAGCACAAATGATGCGAAAGAGGCTATTAAAGGGCTCACAGACGAGAATGTACTTATCCTGCTTAATGCCTGTGATTCCAGAAAGGCAATCAAGGACCTTACAGAATCCGTGGCAATAGGACTTGAAGAGACACCTGCACAAGATGACGCTCCGGAGGAGGAAAGTGCAGGTGAGGAATAATGGCTGGCACATACAGTTATGATCCTGCAAAGCTGGAAGAAGATGGGAAGGACCTCATGAGATTCCAGCTCGGAGACACCATGGTAGAAGGCAAAGAGAAAACCTGTGCTTTGACTGATGAAGAGTACAATGCGATTCTGAAGATACACAGTAACTGGAAAAGAGCGAAACTTGCATGTATCGAATCTATTTTCCGGAGATTTTCTTATGAGCCTGATACCGCAACAGGTCCACTTTCGTTTCAGTTTGGGGCTCGGGCGAAGTTGTGGCAGGAAGAGTATGAGAAATTGAAAAAAGATCTCTCGAAGTCATGCCTTTCTGTCGGCGCAATATCAGCACAGGGAGGATGCGGAAAACCACCGTATTTCTATACCGGCATGATGTCCAACGAAAAAGAGGGGGGTTAATATGATGTATCTCCGGCCGGGGAATCTTGAAAAAGATTTCATTGTGAAACGAAAAAAGACTGATATATCTGATACCGGAACACCTTATTCAGGTTATGTGGACACCGGTCTTCTGGTAAGTGGCGTCCTTGCGGATGCTGACAAGAACCAGAGTGACCGGAAGAAGCATTTATGGAATCAGGATCAGCACTCTCTTACGCATACGATTGTAAGCAAAGGAGAACCTGTTGCAAAGAAAGGAGACCTGTTGGCAATGGATGATCGGTATTTCCTCATTCTTCTGGTTGATGATACAGGAGCGTTGGGAATTGCCACCATCTATTATGCAGAGGAAAGGAATGATTTGAGATGACACCAGGAGAAGCACCAGAGGCTATCAAAAAGGCTGTTCAGGAGTCCGTCATGGAAACAAATCATAAGACCATGCAGAAAGCATTCAGGGTATCCAATGCAATGCGAAACAGCGTCATAGAAGTATTGACAAATCCAAGTCCATCTCCTCCGGGAAGTCCTCCTGGAGTTCGGAGTGGATTTCTGCGGAGGGCATGGAAAACCGGTGTCCGTAACAATGGCGGTTCCGGCGGTGGCGTTTCGATTGTTGCTTATGCTGATGCAAAGGCCCATTACGCCGGTTATCTGCAAGACGGAACAAAGAAAATGGCGGCAAGACCATTCGTTGATCCGATTCTTGAGGACGTACAGCCGGAAGTTGATGCTATTTTCGCAGATTTTTAAGGAGGTAGGGAATGTTAATTGTAAAAGAACCTACAGAAAAGTTTAACACCGAAGAAATTCGGAGAGGAACCCTGGTCTATGCGAAGCATAAAACATGGGAGAATGGAGAAAAAGGGTTTGTTACAACAGCAAGTGAAGATGAAGTGATTGTGCAGTATCCGCCAAAGATCGAAAATGTCACAAATCACTTTTTTTTACGGGCAGAAGAGGTTGCGAAAGGAGACTGGGAAGTCCGTTATACAAACGATATGGTGACGATAGTCGCATATCCGGAAGGAGGAATCAATGAATCTGAAACAGCTGATTTATAAGAGGCTTGTCCATGCGAAAGACATTGGAGGCCTGCTTGCAAAATACGCCGGACGCCCGGCTGTCTTTGATACTGAGGCTCCGGATGATAAGCAGGACGGATGGGAAGGGAAAACGCAGTACCCAAGGCTCAATATCGTCCTCGATATGCAGGCAAATGAGGAGCGTTCAAGCGTAGGCTCATTAACTATCACCATCTATACGGAACGCACGTCTATGGTCATTTTAGAGATTGAATCACTGGTGAAAACTTGCTTCAGGGATTTGCTTATTTCTCCGGAAGACGGTGGACCGTATAGTTTTGCATGGGCGAGAACAGATCCTTTTTCGCTTGAAGGAACGAATGTTATCGGGCAAGATGTTACTTTTGACATTATGGAATACTCCGCTCAAGAAACCACGGATCCAGATCCGATTGTCGCACTTTCGAGGTATATTAAAAAGCTATACCCTGATTCGATTGTGCTTGGGGTGGATACGGTCGGAGAGTTTACCGAGGCATCCGTTACACCGATCTTTTACAGCCGCCTTGTCACTATGGATAAGGCATCTGGACACAACATGAATATTGTTGCATGGATGGACTGCAGAATGGCAGTCCATCTTTTATGCCCTGATAAGGCAATGAACCTGAAAATGCTGGCAGCAGTCATGCAGAAAATATCCGTTGACGAGAAAATTATCCTTCTGGATAACTCCCCAATGAATATATCAGAGGTTCAGATCGACAAACAGGCGGATTACCTGAAACAGGGGCAATTATATGTAACTGGGCGGTTTGGAGTCCTGAAATATAAGGAAAAACCGCATGCGATCGAAAGCATTATCACTATGTAAGGAGGGAAAGCAATGGCAGAAAAGAAAGAGCCTATGGCCAAAGCTGCTTCACAGCAGACTACGGAAAAGAAAGATCCTAAAGGCATTCTGTATCCTGCGGAAGAGCTCGCAAAGGCGGCTCATCGCTTTAACACAAAGGAAGAGTGTGTGGTTGCTGCACTCAAATACTTCGGTAAGAAAGAAGCGACCATCAAAGAAACGGAAGAATTAGTAAAGAAATTCTTGCAGAAGGAGGTCAAATAATGGCTGGAACATTTATTATCGGCGAAACCAAAATTCGCCCTGGAACCTAGATCGGAAGAGCACACGTCTGA